GACATCAAGTTCTCGGAGCCCGCGGACTTGGGCGGTTCGTACTCCGAGTTCCTGCGCACCCAGTTCCGGGCGGTGGCAGCAGCGCTGGGCATCACCTACGAGCAGCTCACCGGCGACCTGACGGGGGTGAACTACTCGTCCATCCGTGCGGGGCTGCTGGAGTTCCGGCGCCGCTGCGAGATGGTCCAGCACGGCGTGCTGGTGCACCAGCTGTGCCGCCCAGTGTGGTCGGCATGGATGAAGCAGGCGGTGCTGGCGGGCGCGCTGGAGGCCCCGGGGTTTGCAAGAGGTGGAGCGGCCCGGCGGCGCCAGTACCTGCAGGCCAAGTGGATCCCGCAGGGCTGGCAGTGGGTCGATCCCGAGAAGGAGTTCAAGGCCATGCTGCTGGCCATCCGGGCCGGGCTGATGAGCCGCTCGGAGGCCATCTCGGCCAATGGCTACGACGCCGAGGACGTGGACCGCGAGATCGCTGCCGACAACGCCCGGGCTGACGCGCTCGGCCTGATCTTCGACTCCGACCCGCGCCATACATCCAAGGACGGCGGCCGGGCCGAACCGAGTGCTCCTGCGGCTGGGGAGGCGGCGCCATGAACCTGTTGCCCAACTTGGCGGCGCGGGTGTTCGGCGCGCCGCTGCTGATCCATCGTCCCAAGCTCGACGTGATCCTGGCCGTGCTGGGGCCCCGCGTCGGTGTCATCGACCTGGCCGCGCCGGCAGGCCACTTCCCTGTTCCGCGCACCCCGGCGAGCACGGAGCCTTCGATCGCCGTCCTGCCCATCCACGGCACGCTGGTCCGCCGTACCGTTGGCCTGGAAGCCGAATCGGGACTGCTGAGCTACACCGCCATCGCGGCCCAGCTGGATGCGGCGTTGGCCGATTCGAACGTCGCCGGCATCTTGCTGGACGTCGACTCTCCGGGTGGCGAGTCGGGCGGCGTGTTCGACCTGGCCGACCGCATCCGTTCAGCCGCTGCCGTGAAACCGGTCTGGGCGGTCGCCAACGATGCTGCCTTCTCAGCCGCCTATGCGCTGGCATCGGCCGCCACCCGGGTGTTCGTCTCCCGCACCGGAGGCGTCGGATCCATCGGTGTCATTGCGATGCACGTCGACCAGTCCGTCAAGGACGCCCAGGACGGCCTGCGCTACACGGCGGTGTTCGCCGGGGACCGCAAGAACGATCTCAACCCGCACCAGCCGATCTCCGACCAAGCCCATGCCTTCCTGCAGGGCGAGGTGAACCGGGTCTACAGCCTCTTCACCGAGACCGTGGCGCGGCACCGCGGTCTCAGCACCGATGCCGTCCGGGCCACCGAAGCCGGCTTGTTCTTCGGCCAGGACGCCATTGCCGCGGGGCTGGCCGATGCGCTCGGCGGCTTGGACGACGCACTGGCGCAGCTCACCCACACGGTTTCTTCACCCCCGGCGCTGCAGGCCAGCCGCCCGGGTTCCTTGCCCGACCTGGCCGCTCCGGCCCTTCCTATTGACGCCTCACCCATGAACGACTTGCCCAACCCTCCTCCCACCTCCGGCGCCCTGCCGGCCCAGCCAGCGGCCCCCACCAGCCTGACGGTGGCCGACGCCATTGAGATCGCCCAGACCTGCAGCCTGGCCGGCCGCACCGACCTGATCGCCGGGTTCCTCGAAACCGGTGTGTCACCGGCCCAGGCGCGCAGCCAACTGCTGGTGGCGCAAGCCACGCAGTCGCCCGAGATCGTCAGCCGCATCGGCCCGAACGCCGCGGCTTCGGCTGCCGCGTCGGCCGCCAACCCCGCCTCCCCGGACAACCCGCTGATCCAGGCCGTCAAGCGCCGCATGGCCGCCCATCCCACCCAACCCTGACTTTCCCACCGGACTCTCCCATGCCTGAAATCAAACAATCCCTGAACCTGGGCGACCTCCTCAAGTACGAGGCGCCCAACCTGTACTCGCGCGACCGCGTCACCGTGGCGGCTGGCCAGACCCTGCTGCTGGGCGCGGTGCTGGGCCTGGTGACCGCCACGGGCAAGGTCAAGTCCTTCGACCCCAGCGCCACCGATGGCAGCCAGTACGCCGCGGGCGTGCTGATGCAGGCCTGCGATGCCCACGCCGCCGATCGCGACGACGGCCTGATGGTGGCCCGCCACGCCATCGTGTCCGACCACGCCCTGGCCTGGCCTGCCGGTGTTGCCACCGCCGAACGGCGCGCCGCCGTGCTCCAGCTCAAGTCGCTGGGCATCCTGGTCCGCCAAGGAGTCTGAGCATGCAGAACCCTTTTGAGAACCCCGCCTTCGGCATGGCCTCGCTGACCGCGGCCATCAACCTGCTTCCCAACCGTTATGGCCGCCTGGACGAATTGGGCCTGTTCCCGGCCCGGCCGGTTCGCACCCGCACCGTGGTGGTCGAGGAGAAGGCCGGCGTGCTGACCCTGCTGCCCAGCCTGCCCCCGGGCGCGCCGGGCACGGTGGGTGTGCGCGGCAAGCGCACCTTGCGCAGCTTTGTGATCCCACACATCCCGCACGACGACGTGGTGCTGCCGGAAGAAGTGCAAGGCCTGCGCGCCTTCGGCACCGAGAACGAGTTCGCCTCCATCGCCGCGGTGCTGGCCGAGCACCTGGAGACCATGCGCGCCAAGCACGCGGCCACTCTGGAGTACCTGCGCATGGGCGCGCTCAAGGGCATCGTGCTGGACGCCGACGGCAGCGAGCTGGTGAACCTCTACGCCGAGTTCAAGATCCCGCCCAAGACCTTGAACTTCAAGCTCAACGTCGCCACCACCCAGGTGCTGGAGAAGTGCCTGGAGCTCAAGCGCATGATGGGCAACAGCCTGGCCGGCGAGCGCATGAGCGCCCTGCACTGCCTCGTGTCACCGGAGTTCTTCACAAAGCTGGTCACCCACCCGAACGTGCAGGAGGCGTACAAGCTGTGGAACGACGGCCAGGCGCTGCGCTCGGACATGCGTGCGGGCTTCCCGTTCGCGGGCATCACCTTCGAGGAATACGCCGGCGAGGCCAGCGCCTCCGACGGCGAAGGCGGCTGGGTCACGCGGCGCTTCATCGAGCCGGACGAGGGGCACGCTTTCCCGCTGGGCACCATCGACACCTTCTCGACCTACTTTGCGCCGGCCGACTTCAACGAGACGGTCAACACGCTGGGCCAGCCGATCTACGCCAAGCAGGAGCCGCGCCGCTTCGATCGCGGCACCGACCTCCACACGCAGTCCAACCCGCTGCCGATCTGCCAGCGGCCGGGGCTGCTGGTGCGTGTGACGGCGAGTTGAGGGGCGGCATGGGCACGCTGATCGAAACCCTCTATGCGGCCGCCGCCAACGCGGGGCTGCTGAAGTCCTGCCATTGGGTGCCACCGGACGGCAGCACGCCGCAGACCCACGAGGTGGGCTTCGCGGCACCCGATGAGACCTTGCTCGACGGCATGGCCTCGGGCACCGCGTACGCGATGACTTACCCGGCCACGATCTTCACGGGGCTTGCCCTGCGCGACAGCGTACGGATCGACGGGATGGTTTTCCAGGTACGCGATATCCGGGCCGTGGGCGACGGCTCGGAGATCCGCGCCAAGCTGACCCGCCTGTAGCCACAATGCCCGCCAACTCGATCCGCGAGCAGATCCTGCTGGCGGTGATGGCGGCTGTCCGTCCTGCCGCCGAAGGCCTTGGGGCCACGCTGCACCGCTCACCCACGGTGGCCATCGCCCGGGAGCAATGCCCGGCGTTGGTGGTGTTCCCCGAGTCCGAGGCCATCACCGCGCGGGCCAACGACCGGGTGACACGCGAACTGGTGATCCGCCTGGTGGCGCTGGCCCGTGCGGTGCCGCCGGCCACGGCCGAGACCGAAGCCGACCGGCTGCTGACTGCCGCCCACGCTGCCTTGATGGCCGATTCCAACCTCGGCGGGCTGGCGCTCGCCGCCCACGAACAGGACTGCGAGTGGGATGTCGAGGACGCCGATGCAGTGGCGTCCGCGATGCAGGCGCGCTACCGGATCACGTACCGGACGCTGGCGCGGGATCTGGCTGCACCCGGTTGAACAACCCATGAACGAAACACCTTCAACACAAGCAATCTGAACCATGAGCAACTACGCAAGTTTTCAAGGGCGGGTGTACCTCGGCAAGCGCGACGCCGCGGGCCTGCCCATCGAAGTGAGATCGCCCGGCAACGTGGCCGAGCTGAAGCTGTCCCTCAAGACCGAGGTGCTGGAGCACTACGAGAGCCAGAGCGGCCAGCGCACGCTGGACCACCGCATGGTCAAGCAGAAGTCAGCAACCGTGAGCCTCACCCTGGAGGAGTTCACCAAAGAGAACCTGGCGCTCGCGCTGTACGGCAACCACGTGATGGGCCAGGCCGGCACGGTGAGCGGTGAGCCGGTGGGTGGCGCGGCACCCGTGGTGGGCGACCGCTACTTCCTGGCCCACCCCAAGGTGTCCGGCCTCGTGCTCAAGGACAGCAGCGCCACACCCGCGACTCTGGCGTCTGGTGTGGACTACACCGCTGACCCGGACTTCGGGGCGCTGCAGTTCCTGCGATTGGACGATGGCGGTTCACCTGTAGTGCCGTACACCTTGCCGTTCAAGGCCAGCTACTCGTTCGGCGCGGCCACCTGGATCGGCATCTTCACGCAGCCGCTGCCCGAGCGCTACCTGCGCCTGGAAGGCATCAACACCGCGCAAGGCAATGCCAAGGTGTTGGTCGAGCTGTACCGCGTGGCCTTCGATCCGCTGAAGGAACTGGCCCTCATCTCGGACGACCTCAACAAGTTCGAGATGGAGGGCTCGCTGCTGGCGGATCCCACCAAGCCATTCGATGCCGCACTGGGCCAGTTTGGCCGCGTCGTCCAAATCTGAATCACGAGACCCACATGAACGATCTGGATACCCTGATTCCTCAAGGCATCGAACTGGTGATCGACGGCGAGCCGCTGGCCGTCAAGCCTCTGAAGGTGGGGCAGTTGCCGGCCTTCCTGCGCGCCATCTCGCCGGTGATGCAGCAGCTCACGGTCCCGGCGATCGACTGGCTGGGCCTGTTCGGCCGGCACGGTGACGACTTGCTGACCGCAGTGGCCATTGCGGTGGGCAAGCCACGCGCATGGGTCGATGAACTGGCAGCTGACGAGGCCATCCTGCTGGCGGCCAAGGTGATCGAGGTGAACGCCGATTTTTTTACCCGGACGGTGCTGCCGAGGCTGGACGGCCTGTTCGTGCAGGCTCGCGATCTCAGTCCGGCGGGGGCTGGTTCGATGCCGTCCAGTGCCTGATCGGACGCGGCCACCGTCTGCCCGACGTTCTCAGCTACACGCTGGCGCAGGTGCGCGGCTTCTTGGCTGCCGCCGAGCGGGTGGACGCCGCGCACGACGCTCGATTGCTCTCGCTGATCGCCATCGGCACACGGGGCGATGCCCGCCACCTCGACCAATCCATCGACAAGCTGATGGACCGCGCCACCTCACGATGAAGATCACCGTTCGCATCGACAGCGCCGCCGCCCAGGCGCAACTTCGCCGCTGGGGTGGGGAGTTCCAGGCCAAAGCCGCCAAGGCGGTCCAGCGGGCCATGACGGCCGAGGCGGCAGCCATCAAGCAGGAGGTGCGCAGCCACGTCGCGGGGGAATTGGCGGTGGTGAAGAAGTCCTTCCTCAAGGGCTTCTCGGCCAAGGTCCTGGTCGATGACCGGAGCGCATCGTTCCAGCGCCTGCCGGCCCTCTACGTGGGCTCAAGGATTCCGTGGTCGGGCATGCACGAGACCGGCGGCCGCATCGCCGGCCGGATGCTGATTCCGCTGCACGGCCGGATCGGTCGCAAGCGCTTCAAGGCCCAGGTGGCCGAGCTGATGCGCGGTGGCAACGCCTACTTCATCAAGAACGCCAAGGGGCACATCGTGCTGATGGCAGAGAACATCAAGGAACACGATCGGGTGCTGTCCGGCTTCAAGCGAGGCCACCGCAAGGCCGCGGGTGTCAAGCGGCTCAAGCGCGGTGCGGACGTGCCCATCGCTGTGCTGGTGCCGAGGGTGGTGCTCAGGAAGCGCCTGGACATCGGGCGGCTGGTGACAGGCCGCATCCCTCGCTTGGCGGCGGCCATCGAACAACAGATCCGCTCCCTTCCCTGACCCATGGCCAGCAACCGTATTTCCATCCTCGTCGCACTCGATGGTGCCGACGAGGGACTCAAGCGTGCCATCACCTCGGCCGAGCGCAGCCTGGGGGAACTGGCCGCCAGCGCCAAGACCGCAGGGGACAAGGCCGCAGCCGGGCTGGCAGAGGTCAGGGCCGGTGTGTCGGCGTTCGGCGACCAGGTGGCCAAGGCCAAAACGCAACTGCTGGCCTTCTTGTCAATCTCCTGGGCCACCGGCAAAGCCCAGGAGGTCATCCAGGTCGCCGACGCCTGGAACATGATGTCCGCGCGCCTGAAGCTGGCCACGGCCGGCCAGCGCGAGTTCACCAGCTCGCAGAAGGCCCTCTTCGACATTGCGCAGCGCATCGGCGTGCCGATCCAGGAGACGGCCACGCTGTACGGCAAGCTGCAGCAAGCCGTGCGCATGCTGGGCGGCGAGCAGCGGGACGCGCTCACTATCACCGAGAGCATCTCGCAGGCACTGCGCTTGTCCGGCGCCTCAGCCACGGAGGCGCAGTCGTCGCTGCTGCAGTTCGGCCAGGCGCTCGCCTCCGGGGTGCTGCGCGGCGAGGAGTTCAACTCGGTGGTCGAGAGCAGCCCGCGCCTGGCCCAGGCCTTGGCAGACGGCCTGAACGTGCCCATTGGGCGGCTGCGCAAGCTGGCCGAGGAAGGGCGGCTCACGGCCGACGTGGTGGTCAACGCGCTGCAGTCGCAGAAGGACAGGCTCGCCGCCGAGTACGCGCAGTTGCCGCAGACGGTGGGCCAGGCTTTCCAGCGGCTGTCCAATGCCTTCGGGCAGTGGATCAGCCGGCTCGACGAGTCCACCGGCTTCACTGCCAAGCTCGCCGGGGCGTTGACCTGGCTGGCACAGAACCTCGACACGGTGCTGCAGGCGCTCCGGCGTGTCGCCGAACTGGGGCTCGCGGTGCTGGCCTACCGGCTCATCCCGGCGCTCATCACTGCCTGGCAGACCGGAGGCGCGGCCGCCGTGGCCGCAGCCAGCGCCACCGCAGCGGCCTGGGCCACGGCCAACCTGTCGGTCTCGGCCGCGGTGGCCAGTGTCGGGGTGCTCAAGACTGCGTTCGCCGTGCTGGGGGCCTTCCTGGTGGGCTGGGAGATCGGCACCTGGCTGTCGGAGAAGTTCGAGATCGTCCGCCGCGCCGGCATCTTCATGGTGGAGGTGATCGTCAAAGCGGTTGAGCAGTTGCGCTACCGCTGGGAGGCATTCGCCGCCATCTTCACGTCCGACACGATCGACCAGGCCACGCGGCGCCACGAGACGCGGCTGGGGGAGATGAACCGGATCTTTGCGCAGATGCACGCCGATGCCCGGCGCGCATCGGACGCCGCGGGCGCGGCGATGACCACGGCCGGCGCCACCGCCGAGGAGATCGCCAGGCGGCTGGATGCCGTGCGCCAGGGCACGCAGGAAGCGCTCGGGCGCGGGGTGGAGGCTGTTCACAGCGCCTTGGAAAAGCTCAAATCCCAGCTCGGCGAGGTTGAGCACGCGGCGAACAAGGCTCAGCAGACCGTCAACGACACGACGGCCAAGATGGCTGCGGCCTACCAGGGGCTGAGCGCCCTCATCGAGGCGAACCTGCAGCGGCAGACCGACGCGGTCAAGGCGCGCTACCAGCAGGAACTGGTCGAGCTGGACTTGTCTCGACAGTCGCAGGCCGCGCAGATCGCTGCGGCCACGCAACTGCTGACGGACGCGCTGGCCCACCAGACCGGGCTGCGGCGCCGGACCACGGCAGACATCCTCGCGCTGATCGACGACGAGTCCCGCGCCCGCATCGAGGCGGCCCGTCGCGAGGGGCAGACCGATGCCGAGCGCGCCGCCAACGTCCAGCGCGTCGAGAACGGGATCCTGGCCACCAAGCGCCAGACGCTGACCCAGGCGCTTGCCGAGTACCGCCAGCACGTCGAGGCCCTCAACGCCGAAGCCAACCGGCACCTGGCCGAGATCCAGCGCATCGAGGACGAGAAGCGTCGGCTGTCGATGACCACGGAGGAACGCATCCGCGACATCCGGCGCCAGGGGATGGCGGACTTCGAGGCGACTGAGGACCGCAAGCGCCAGATCGTTGAGTTCCAGACCCAGGCCCGCGAAGCGCTGGCCCGGGGTGAGTTTGATCTCGCACGGCAACTCGCGCAGAAGGCCATGGACCTGGCCGCGCAGGTGGCCACCACCCGGGCCGGCGAGGCCCGGCGCGCCGAGGAGGCACGCCGGCAGGCCGAGCAGGCGGTGTCGCAGGTCACGCAGCTCGAAGCGCAGGCCCGCGATGCGATGCGCCGGCAGGAATCGGCGCAGGCCGCAGCCTTGTTGCGCCAGGCCGAGCAGTTGCGCGCCGAACTGGCCCGCAAGACCAGCGAGGCCGATGCGCAGATCGCGCGGGGCAAGGACAGCGTCAACCAGGCGATCCAGCGCATCCGAGAGTCGCAGGAGATCCTCAACCAGGCGCTGGACGCCGAAGGGGCTGCCCACCAGAATGCCGCGCAGTCGGCCCTGTCCGCCCGGGGCGAGATCCAGCAGACCCTGGCAGCGACGGCCGCCCAGATCGACCAGATCACGGCCAAGCTGCAGCAGGGGCTGAAGATCACACTGGAGGCGGACGCCACCCGCTTCAACCAGGCGCTCGCCGACCTGGACAAGGCACTGGCCGACAAACGGTACCTGCTGGCCATCCAGGCCGACTTGCAGCAGGCAGAAAAGCAACTGCAGGCCTACGAGCAGTTGCTCAAGGACGGCAAGACGCTGCCGGTCGATGCCGACGTGTCCCGGGCCCGGGCGGCGCTGGACCAACTCAAGGCCTACGCCGATCAGCACTCGGAGTTCGAACTCCGCGTCGCGACCGAGAAGGCACAGGCGGCCATCGCCAATGTGCAGCGGCAGATGCAGGCGCTGGACCGCATCGAGACCGAGTCGCGGCACCGCGTCCAGACGAATGTGGAGGCGGCTCGTGCCGAGATCCAGAGCCTCAACGGCATGAACACCTCCAGCACGCACACCGTTCACGTGCAGCGGGTCGAGGGGAATGCCGCGGGTGGGTTGGTAGGTGGGTTGGTCGGTGGGGTCGTGAGTGCGCGGCGTTTTGCGGATGGCGGCCAGGTCGCCCCGGCCTTCCCGCGCATGAGTAGCGGCACGGTGCCCGGCTCCGGCCACCACGACACGGTGCCCCGCACGCTGGATGCCGGGGCCTTCGTGTTGCGGCGGGCGGCGGTTCAGAAGTACGGACGTGGGGCGCTTGCGGACGTAGCGAAGTTCGCAACTGGAGGCGCGGTGCTCGGGTCGGGAAGCACGCAGTCACCTGGAATTCTGGGCGGTGCTGCCAATCCCTCCGGCAAACGCAACCGCGAAGCCGCCGAGGCCCTGAAGATGATCGATCTGGGCCTGCAAGGCATGGGCGAGTACACCGGGTGGCTGCAAGCCCGCTATGGCGCCGCGGTGAGCCTGACCATGCCACGCCGGACGATGGACCGCTACAGCCAGCAGGCGGGCCAGGACCGGCGCGCTCTGGACGACCTGCTGGGTCGCCGCCAGTTGACTGCCAACGAGCGGGCGACGGTCGAGCGGGTCAAGCAGACCTGGCGCCAGGCGATGGCGCAGCCGCTGCTGTGGGGCAAGGATCTTGAGCGCGAGCTGATCGCCTACATGGAGCGCAACCAAGGGCGCTTCTACCGGGCGGGCGGCCTGTCCAGGTCCGACACGGTGCCCGCCATGCTGACTCCGGGCGAGTACGTCGTGAACAAGGCCGCCGTGTCGCGCCTGGGGGCCGGCTTCTTCGAGGCGGTCAACAACCTGTCGCTGCCGGCGCGCACGTTGGCGCAGGGGGTGCAGGGATTTGCGACCGGCGGCCTGGTGCTGCCGGCGACCACTGGCGTCGCACGCCCAGTGCTGGCGGCTGACAGCGCCGCAGCCGGGCCTGTGCGCACCGTGCGCGTCGAACTTGCCTCCGGCGGCCGCCAGGTCACCGCGTCCATCGATGCCCGCGACGAATCGCGGCTGCTGCAGATCCTCGAGGCCGCCCGCACCCGCTCGGCCTGACTTTCGTTCCCTTTCTCCCCGTCCAATCCCATGCAACTCAAAAACCTCGCCGATGGGGTAGCCCTGGTGCTGCCCGACGATTTGGTGTGGAGCGACGAACACGCCTGGAGCCCAGCAGTCGCCTCCGTGTCCTACCTGCTGACTGGTGCGCTGCTGGTGCAGTCGGCCACACGCCAGGCGGGCCGCCCCATCACCTTGGTGGGCGCGCCCGACATGGCCTGGGTCACGCGCGCGGTGGTCGACACCTTGTACGGCTGGGCCGCGATCCCCTTGTCGGCTACGGCAGGCCGCTTCGAACTGGCCCTGGCCGATGGTCTCGGAGGCAGCCCCTTGTTCACGGTGGCTTTCCGCCACGCCGACACCGCCATCGAAGCCGAACCCGTCACCGGCTTCCCTGCCCGTGCCGCCACCGACTTCTACCGCCTGACGCTGCGGTTGATGGAACTCTGAACTCAGGAACCCACCCATGCCCATCCAGACCGGTGACGTCAAGCTCGTCGCCTCGCAAGTCATGAACGACGTGGAGGAAGGCGGCGGCGCCCCCACCGCCACCGTCATCCAGGACGGCGGCAGCAACACCCTCTTCAACGACATCTCCGAGCTCGACCGCGCCGCAGGCCGGGTCAACCTGCGCAAGGTCTTTGCCAGCATCCAGACCAACACCACCGACACCTACCTGGGCGGCAACGTCGTGGTGTCCGACCCGCCGAACGACCCGCGCGTGGCCATCACCATCTTCTCCACCGACGAGGTGTTCGATCGCCGCACCCAGGCGCGTGACCGCATCGAGGCCTACCTGAACAAGGGGTCGCTGTGGAGCGGCTACTTGCTGGAGAACCATATCGCCGGCCAGCGCTCGATCCAGTTGTTCCAGCGCGATGGCGCGGAACTGCCGACGATCGGCAAGACCTTGTACCTGGTCGCCAACGAGGGTTTGTCCAACGAGGTGGCGCAGTACGTGCGGATCACCCGCGTCGCGTCGCAAGCGCGCACCTACAGCGTCAACACCGGTAACAGCATCGTCGACTACAGCGCGCTGGTGGTCACCTGTGACCTGTCTGACGCCCTGCGCTACGACTTCCCTGGCTCGGCGCCGAATCGGCTCTTCACGATGGAGACCGGCAAGACCCGCACGCGCGACACGGTGGTGGCCGATGCGGCCAAGTATTGCGGCGTGGTCCAGACCACCCAGCCGCTGGCGGTCGGCGACGTGGCGGCCGAGGTGGCCAGCGTGTTCACGCAGCTGGTGCCCTCGGCCCAGACCGAGACCCCGCTGCTGGACCTCACGGCCGGTGCCAGCGCGGAGACGATGGTCGACTCGGCCCAGACTGGCGCGCCGGGCACGGCGACCCTCATCTCGGGCAGTGTGTTCAACGCCGCCACCACGCTGTCGCTGGGCAACCCGATCCAGCCCGGCTCGCTCACGATCACTGCCGGCAGCGCCACGCTGGTGGACCGCGGCGGCGATCTGCTGGACGGCGCCACCGTGGTCGGCACCGTCAGCTACGGGCGCGGTGAGGTCGCCTTTGCCAGCAGTGCGCCGACCTACGCCGGTACCAAGACCGTCGGTTTCCGGCCGGGGGCCGCACCGATCCGCGTGGCCGACACGGCCGGCATCCGCGTCGACATCGAGAGTCGCTCCTACAACTACCTGCTGACCATCGTGCCCGCTCCGGCCGCCGGCACGCTGCGGGTCAGCTACAGGGCCCAGGGCAAGTGGTACGACCTGCGCGACAACGGGGCCGGCGTGCTCAAGGGCAGCCGGCCCGAGATCGGCGTGGGCACCGTCAGCGTTAGCAGTGGCAGTGTCGCCGTGACGCTGGGCGCGCTGCCGGACGTGGGCAGCGAGATCGTCTATGCCTGGGGCAGCCGGGCCAACTACTTCAACCGCTCGGCCAGCACTGTGGCGCCGCCGCGGGTGGCGCTGCAGCTTTCGCACGCCGGTGTGACTCCGGGGAGTGTTGCGATCACCTGGAACGATGGCACTGCGCGCAGCGCCGCGGACAACGGGCGGGGCCAGATCACCGGCAGCGCCACCGGCACGATCAACTACCAGACCGGGCTGATCGACCTGGTGCCGGCACAGCTTCCTGCCGGTGGGCAGACCTACAGCGTGGCCTACACCTGGGGCCCGCCCACCGCGCAGGAATTCCATGCCCCGCTGCGCAACGGTGACGGCACGGTCAGTGTGGCGCTGGACTTCGGCGGCCTGATCTCCGGCAGCGTGGAACTCGAGTGGAACTTGCTGGTGGCCCAGTACGACTACATCTCGACCACGCCGGCCGAGATGCAGGTGATCCGCGCGACCGATCCGATCAAGATCGTCCGTGACGACGGCAGCGGCACGCTGCGGGACCCCCAGGGTGCGAGCGTCGGGACGGTCAACTACGCGTCCGGCGTCGTGCGTTTCCTGCCCGACACCACGGTGCGCATCCCGGTTGGCCGCTACACGGTCGCCCAGATCGGTACCACCCGGGTGGGCAGCGGCAGCGACGTCAAGTTCGTCCCGGTCTACCGCAACCTGTTCTCGCGCTGGGAGTACGTGACCGCCGGGGCCTCGATGCCGCTGGACGAGAGCGCGCTGGTCAAGGTGCGGTACCGGGCCACGGGCACGTCCAACGCGGTCACGGAGACCTTCACCGCGGGTGCGATCAACCTGGACCTGACGCCCAGCTTCGCCGAGACCATCGTGCCCGGCAGCATTCATTTCACCCTCGGCGGCAAGAGCTACTTCGACCGCCTGGGTAGCCTGTACCACGACCTCAATCCGATCACCGGCGCTGCCACGCTGGCCGGGGCCATCAACTACACCACCGGCGAGGCGGCACTCAGCGCCTGGGTGCCTGCTGCCTCCAACGCAGTCACGCTGCGCTCCCTGCTGACCACCTTGGACGGCACCCCGGTGGACGAGGCCACCTTCCGCGTACCGGCCGCCCCGGTGCGCCCCTCCAGCTTGCAGATCCTGGCCACCCGGCTCACCGGCGGCACGATCAACGTCAGCGCCGACAACAGCGGCCGGATCTCCGGGACCGACGTGCTGGGCAGCATCGACTACGAGACCGGCGTCGTGCGCGTGCGCTTCGGGGCCTGGGTGGCCGCCGCCGGCAACGAGGGCCAGATGTGGTACGACCCCAATGCGGTTGTGACCCTCGACGGCCTGGCGCGAATCTTCAAGCCCGTGCCGGTGTTCGCCGACACCATCAAGTACAACGCGGTGGCGTACTCCTACCTGCCGCTGGACGCCGACATCATCGGACTGGACCCGGTGCGGCTGCCGCAGGACGGCCGCGTGCCGATCTTCCGCGCCGGGGACTTCGCGGTCATCGGCCATACGGGCACTGTCGGGCCGATCACGGTGAGCAACGGCCAGGTGGTTTCCTGCGGCCGCGTGCGCCTGTCCCGGGTGCGCGTGCTGGGCACCAACGGCGCGGTCATCACCGCGGGCTACGCGGCTGACTTGGAAGCCGGCACGGTGACCTTCACCAACGTCACGGGCTTCGCCCAGCCGGTCACGATCGAACACCGCATCGAGGACATGGCCCAGGTGTCGGACGTGCAGATCTCGGGCCGGCTGACCTTCACGCGCCAGATCACGCATGCCTACCCCACCGGCTCCCACGTCTCCTCGGCGCTGATCGCAGGCGACCTGCGCGCCTACGTGTCCAAGCTGTTCGACCAGGCCACCTGGAGCGGCGTGTTCGCGGACGCACTCTCCGGCAGCGCCGCGACCGCCACCTACAACGACGTGCTGGCGCCCATCGCCGTGACCAACGCCGGGGCGATCACCGAGCGCTGGGCGATCCAGTTCACCAACACCACCGCCTTCAACGTCATCGGCGAGCACGTGGGCGTGATCGCCACCGGCAGCACTGCCACCGACACCGCGCCGCTGAACCCCGCCACCGGCAAGCCCTACTTCACGCTGCCCGCCATCGGCTGGGGCGCCGGCTGGGCCGCAGGCAACGTGCTGCGCTTCAACACCACCGGCGCGCTGTTCCCGGTCTGGGTGGTCCGCACCATCCAGCAAGGGCCTGAGACGGTGACCAACGATTCCTTCACCCTGCTGATCCGCGGCGACGTGGACCGGCCCTGATCAAGACGATCCAAGACTCCCATGAGCAACAAAGTCAAATGGATGTTCAACGGCATGACCGGCGCGCCGGTGCTGACCAACAACTGGGGCAGCATGGTGGCGTTGCTGGACGCCTGCCTGGTCAACGGCTTCAACCTGCAGACGGTCGCGACCATCACCCGCACCGGCTCCACAGCCACCGCGACCCTCAGTTCCGGCCACGGCTTCGTGGTCGACCAGGTCGTACGCGTCGCCGGCTGCGACCAGCCTGAGTACAACGGCGATGTCACGCTCACTGCCGTCACATCCGCCACGGTGAGTTTCAGCGTCGCGGGCGCGCCGGTTACGCCCGCGAGCACGGTCACGACGATCACGGTCAAGGTGGCACCGCTGGGTTTCGAGACCGTCTTCACCGACACGAACAAGCGCGTCTACCGCAGCCCCAACGTGCTGAGCAACCGCCACTTCCTGCGCGTGGATGACAACGTGCCGGCCGGCTACACCAGCACCTGGGCCAAGTTCGCCCGGGTCACGATCGCCGAGGGCATGGCGGACATCGACACCTTCGTCGGCGGCCGCGCGCCCTACAGCCCGCCGCAGCCCACCGCCAACGAGATCCCCAGCGGCAGCGGCACGTCGATGTTCTCAGGTTGGTTCAAGTGGTACTACGCCCGCAACAGCAGCAGTGAATCCAACGGCGACAACGGCGCCTGGGCGCGCAGTTGGGTGCTGGTCGGCGACGACCGGGGCTTCTTCCTGTCGAACTCGTCCGGCTTCGGCGGCGACAAGCGCATCCTGCACGCCTTCACCGACTTCGACAGCTACAAGCCGGGCGACAACTATGCCTCCTACCTGATCGCTTCCGAGCGCTACCGGACCGTCAGTGACGCCAATACCAGCTACGCCCACCAGGACGCCGCGTCGGCCTATTCGCTGGACACCACCGGCAAGACTTGCATCCGCAACTACACCCAGATCGGCGACAACGCGCGGCTGGGCATGCTGTCGCTGAACGACGGCAACACGCAGAGCCTCTCCAACCGGTCCGCGTTCTTCGTGTTCCCCAACGGACCCGACTACAGCCTGGTGCTGCACCCGATCTACCTGCGCGAGTCCACCGGGCACCTGCGCGGCATCCTGCCGGGCCAGTTCTGGATCCACCAGAACCAGCCGTACGGGCACCTGTCCGTCATCGACAACGTCATCGGCTACGAGGGCCGCAAGTTCCTGATCGTGACGCTGAGTTCGTTTTCGGACGAAACCAACAGTTGCGGCTTTGCCTACGACATCACCGGGCCGTGGAGGCCGTAACCCATGGCCTATCCGTTCAACGAGACCTTCGCCACCGGGATTCCGGCAGGGTTTGCCACAGCAGGGGGCAGTGGAAGCATGACCGCCACTTGGAATGCGACAGCGCAAGCAGTCGATCTGGTGTTCTCTCAAGCCAGCGCCTTGTGGCAGATCACGGCGGCCACCCAATCCAGCGACTTCTGGTTCGAGATGGATGTGGAAATCATCGCCTCACCGACCAGCACCCCGCGCTTCGGGTTCTGGCTGTGGGACGGAATGGGCGCCCTCGAAGGCCACGCCCTGATCGTTTGGGAAGGCTTCTGGGACTACAGCGCCAGAAACGCCTCGGGCACAGCTTCCGAGTCCGAGACCCGGCCCTCGGCCTGGTGGGCCGGCGTGGGCGCCAGGAGGACATTGCGCATCGACGTCAAGAAGAGTGCTCAGGGAATATGGTCTACCTTGTTGCAGATGGATGGCGAGCCCGTTGGGGGCTTCGGCAAGCGCTACTACGCGAGCTTCCTTCCCTGCATTTTTGGCTGGGGCATCACGGTGCGCCTGCACCGCGCCGCGGGAGGAACACCGAGCGCGCTTGGTGATGCGCCGCTGTTGCAACGCCGCGCGGCCAGGTCGGTGGTGGGGCGGCGAATCCTTGTTCCTGAACATGCTGCGGCGCTCAAGTTCAATCACCGCGGCCTGCGGCTGCTGACGGGGACGCGCAGCCACTACTACCACGGCCGCCACCGCATCCGGGGCACCGTCAAGGAGAAGGGGCTGCAGGCCGATGTGCCGGTGTCGCGCCGGGTGCTGCTGATCGACGAGCGCACCTGGTTCGTGGTGCGGGCGGCCTGGAGCGATGCGGCCACCGGGGCGTACGCATTCGAGCGCATCAACCCGGACATCCGGTACGTGGTGATGGCGTTCGACCACCAAGGAAACTACCGCGCCGTGGTGGCGGACAACCTGCATGCGGAGCCGATGCCGTGATCCGCATCTCGACGGAGTTGAGCGACGCCAGGCTGCAGAGCGTGGTCGCGTTCCTGGCGGCTGGTGTCGAGGCGGCCCGGGTGCAGGTCTACGACGGCGCGCGGCCGGCGCTGGCGGGTGTGCCTGCGGGCAAGCTGCTGGCCGCGATTGCGCTGATGGAACCAATCGGCACCGTGGCGGACGGGCTGCTGACCATCACGCCAACCGGCGAGGTGTTGATCGTCAACACGGGCCAGGCGGCGTGGGCACGCGTCGTCAACGGGAGCGGCACGCTGGCCTGGGACTGCGACGTGTCGGATCTGAATGGCACGGGAGAACTGCGCCTGCCATCGACGACGCTGTATGCGGGGGGCTACACGCGCATCGTGTCGGGGGTCCTTGGGTAGCTTGGGAAAGGGCGGGGGTGATGTAGAGGGTGACGCACAGGGGGTGAGATCGCATGGCGGACATTGACCTTGTTTTTGCGCAGACGCCGGGCGTCGCGGACCTTGTCTTCGGCGGGGCGGACACCGGACCGGTCCTGCCGGTCGATGCGACGCTGGTCGCCACGCTGCCGGCACTGAGCTTCGCGGCGCGGGCGATTCCAAACGCGGAGTTCGCGCTGGTGGCAATGCTGCCTGCGTTGGCGATGAGCGCGGAGGGGCGGTACCAGTCCTATGCCGCTCGGCCGACGGTGGGGCGGAGCGTGGCGAGCTGGCAGCGTGCGACACAGGGCAGGACTGGGGTGCAGGATCGCAGCGACGCCACCGGGCGCGACAAGACGTCGGGCGCCGTCGCGTGGGCCATCGCGTCCACGCACCTGGTGGGTGTCGAGCATCGACTCCTTGGCGCGCTGATTCGGGCCGAGGTGGCGAGTCGGGTGGTGCATCAGGATGCTGAACCGCTTTCGCCCGGTGAACGCACCAGCCGCAGCAGTGATTCGCTTCGGCTGCGTACCAGCAGTGCGTCGAGCTACGAGGATGCGACGCGTGCCGGGTGGATGCGCAGTGCTGTTCGTCATCAGGACACGCTGCGCGACCGGCGACGAGCATCCACCTCGGGCTACGCGCGGGCGCAACGTCACGCGGCCGCAAGGAAGCACGAGGGGATCCAGAGCGCACACGTTTCGCGCGTCTCGTGGATGGTCTCGCATCAGGGTGCGATCGTGCCGCGGCCCGGGCCCCGCCTTGTGGACCCGGGCACACCGCCGGTGGTGGTGCCTTGCTACACGCCTTCGGTGGCGCTGCTGTTTACGGAAGCGGTGGCGGTTGATGGCCACCTGGTGTTTGTCTGTGAAAACCACGTCGAACCGCCCTCGGAACACGAGCCGGTCGTCGTGCCTGTTCGGAGGGTGTACTGGGTGATCAACAACGTGAGCCTGCGCCGGGTGCTCGATGGGGCCGAGGTGCCGGTTTTCAGCCTGTCGCTGTCGTTGGATGCCGCATCGTGGGCCTGGGGCTTCGAGGCGGTACTGCCGGCGACCGGCCTGGCTCAGGTCGAGCCCCACAGCAACGGCCCGGTCGAACTGGCGGCCGAGGTGAACGGCACGACCTTCCGCGTGCTGGCCGAGAACATCAGCCGGGAGCGCAGTTTCGGCGCGGCGAGCATCCGGGTGTGGGGGCGTGGCCGCAATGCGGTGTTGGCGGCGCCCTATGCGCCGGTGATGAACTTCTCGAACCAGGAGCAGCGTACCGCCAGGCAGCTGATGGACGACGTGCTGACCCACAACGGCACCGCCACCGGCGTGCCGCTGGGCTGGGCCGTGGATTGGGGCCTGACCGACTGGAGCGTGCCAGCGGGCGTCTTCAACCACCAGGGCACTTGGATCGACGCTCTGCTGGCCGTCGTCGGTGCGGCGGGGGCCGATCTCATTCCGCACCCGTCGGCGCAGAGCTTGAAGGTCCGCCACCGGTATCCGGTGGCGCCGTGGGAGTGGGGAGCAGTGACACCGGACTTCGTGCTGCCTGCCGATGTGGTGTCGCGCGAGTCGCTGCGTTGGCAGGACAAGCCCGCCTACAACCGCGTGTTCGTCTCGGGTCAGGAGATTGGCGTGCTGGGCCAGGTGACGCGCGCAGGCACGGCCGGCGACGTGCTGGCGCCCATGGTGGTCGATGCCTTGATCACCGAAGCCGCCGCGGCGCGCCAGCGGGGCCTGGCGGTGCTGGCCGACACCGGCCGGCAGATCGAGGTGACGCTGCGCCTGCCTGTGCTGGCCGAGACCGGGATCATCGAACCCGGCGCGTTTGTGCGGTATCAGGACGACGGCCAGGATGGCCATGTCAGCCGGTTGGGGCTGGTACGCAGCACCCGTGTGGAAGCGGGCCTGCCCGAGGTCTGGCAAACGCTGGGGGTGCAGACCTATGCATAACCTCTACCAGCAGTTCCGCGCGCTGCTGCCAGATCCGCCGTTGCAGGTCGGCACCGTGATCGACGTCGGGGCCGGTGGGATCAACGTGCGGTTGCCCGGTGGCGGCCTCGTGAAGGCCCGGGGTGATCCCGGCAGCACTGCAATCGGCCAGCAGGTGTTCGTTCGCGATGGGGTGATCGAAGGCCCGGCCCCCAACCTGACGCTGGAGGTGATCGAGATCTGACGACGAGTCCCGCTGTGCCTGCCTGACCCAACCGCTGATTCAACCCTGAACCCGTCCCGAGGCTTGTCGCCTGGGGACGGGTTTTGTTCTTGTGGAGCCCATCCGATGACTGAAGACCAAACCGATGCCGAAGCCGCCGTGGCGGTGGAGAACATGCTCCTGCTGCGCAGGCAGGATTTTGATGAACTGCTGGAGCGCGCAGCCGAACGAGGCGCCGAACGTGTATTGACGCACTTGGGTCTGGAGAACGGCCGCGCTGCCCAGGACATCGGCGAACTGCGCGCCCTGCTGGATGCCTGGCGCGACGCCCGCCGCACCGCCTGGCAGACGGCGATCAAGGTGCTGACCACCGGCCTGCTGGCCGCGCTGGTGGCAGGCATCGCCCTCAAGCTCAAGCTGTTCGGAGGCGGCCAATGATCGAGACCTTGCTGGGTGGCCTGCTGGGCGGGGCCTTCCGCCTGGCCCCGGAACTGCTCAAGTGGCTGGACCGCCAGGGCGAGCGCCGCCACGAGTTGGCGATGCAGGACAAGGCGCTCGAGTTCGAGAAACTGCGTGGAGCCCAGCGCATGGCCGAGATCGGCGCTGCCGGCGATGCCGCTTTCGACACGGGTGCCATCGAGGCGCTGCGGCAAGCCATCGGCGCGCAAGGCCGGCCGTCGGGGATGAGGTGGGCCGATGCGTTGTCCACCAGCGTGCGGCCCGTCATCACCTACAGCCTGATGGGGCTGTACTGCGCGGTCAAGGCGGCCAGCACCGCGATGGCGTTGCGGACGGGTGCGGGATGGGAAACCGCCGTGCCGCGTGCATGGAGCGAGGCCGACCAGGCGCTGTGGGCCGGCGTGCTGAACTTCTGGTTCCTCTCTCGGGTCTGGGAGCGCCGCGATGGTCGGGCGTGAGGAGCGCCAGCCGGAGCTTGCTGCCGTGATCGCAGTGCCGCAGGCCGCCATCGACTTGGCCAAGCGCTTTGAAGGCTTCCATCGCGTGCCCCGCAACGATCTCCTGCGCCGGGCGCATCCGTACCTCTGCCCAGCCGGCTTCTGGACCGTGGGCTACGGGCATCGCTGTGCATCAGACCACCCGCCGCTCACGCCGGCCGAAGCCGAGGTCTACCTGGCGCAGGACCTGGTGGCGGCACTGCACGCCACGCTGCGCTGGTGCCCGGTGCTGGCCACCGCACCACCGCAGCGGCTGGCGGCCATCGTTGACTTCTGCTTCAACCTCGGGGCAGGACGGCTGCAGACCTCCACTCTGCGCCGGAGGATCAACCAGCGCGACTGGGCCGAGGCCGCCCGGGAGATGCGCCGCTGGGTTCATGGCGGCGGCCGCGTGCTGCCGGGCCTGCAGGCCCGCCGAGAGATTGCTGCCCAGTGGCTGTGGCGCGACGCTGCGCGCCCAGATCGATGAACGCCTTGCAATCCATGCGCGACAGCGCGTTCATAGCACCACTGCAAACCAACCCCCAGGAGAGAACGCATGTCCAGCAGATTCCACATCGTCACCATCGAGGACTTCGTGGCCAACGAGATCGACGCCGACGCCCAGCACCACCTCCTCGACCTGTTCGAGTCGGCGGTGCGGTCGATGCGGCCCACCCTGGCCCGCGAGGCCCGCTTCGAGACCAGCGACTTTGCCAGCGCCGAGCAGCGCGACGTGACGGGATTCAGCCTGCACCTGACCCGCCTGGGGCGCGGCGAGCAAACCATGTGGCAGGGCAGCTTCACGCGGATCGGGCAGCGCCTGGAAGTGCTGGCCCTCAGCAAGGACGACTGA